ACCATTTGATTCTAATGAGGATATTGAAAATGAAGCAGATTCATTATTAGACTTTAGTGAAGGCAATCCATTTGGAGATTATTAATGTTAGGAACATATTTTTATCACGAAATATTAAGAAAAACTATTATTTCTTTTGGTACGCTGTTTAATAATATTAATATTAAACATAAGAAGGCTGATGGAACAATTCTTGATGATATTAAGGTAGGTCTTTCTTATGGACCACAGCAGAAGTATTTGGCAAAGATTCAAGAACAGGCACAATTATCAAAACCAGTTGCTATTACTTTGCCTAGAATGTCATTTGAAATGATTAATATTCAATATGATCCAACAAGAAAAACAGGAGTGACTCAAACTTTTAAGGTTAAGGATACTACTGATGATAAGATGAAAAAGGTTTATATGCCTGTTCCTTATAATATTGGATTCGAATTAAACATTTTTAGTAAATTGAATGATGATGCACTACAAATTATTGAACAGATAATGCCATATTTTCAACCAGCATTTACATTAACCGTGGATTTGGTATCAGCTATTGGAGAGAAAAGAGATATACCTGTTGTATTGGATAATATATCATTTCAGGATGATTATGAAGGAAGTTTTGAAGTAAGAAGGGCACTTATATATACATTACAATTTACTGCAAAGACATATTTATTTGGTCCTGTTGCTAAGTCTAGTGATGGATTAATTAAGAAAGTTATTGTAGATCATCATTCAGGAACAGATACTTCAGCTGCTAAACGTGAAGTTAGATATACAGTTGTTCCAGATCCAATTAGTGCTGGACCAGATGATGACTTTGGATTTACTGAATCTTGGACAGACTTTGGTGATGGTAAAGATTATAGTCCTACAAGACAAACTGATGTATAATGAGTTATGAAGAATGATTATGCCAGTATTGATAAATCTCTTAACATAGAGAATGATATTGTTGAGACAGATAAAAGAAGATCAGAAATAGAAGTTATACCTGAAAAACCAAATGAAATTCAAAAGGATTATGAATATACTCGTGCTAATTTATATTCACTAATTGAAAAAGGGCAAGAATCACTTAATGGTATAATGGAACTTGCTGGAGAGAGTGCAAGTCCAAGAGCATATGAAGTTGCAGGACAGATTATTAAGTCAGTTGCTGATACTACTGATAAGTTGATGGAACTTCAGAAGAAAGTTAAAGAAATTGATGAAGACAGTATCAAAAAACCTAGTACAGTTACAAATAATGCATTATTTGTTGGTTCTACATCAGAACTTTCAAAAATGCTTAAAGATGGATTTTTAGATAAAAATTGATATATTATGTCTGATGCAGTCTATCTTGGTAATCCCAATTTAAAAAAAGCAAATACAGCACATGAGTTCACAGAAGAACAAGTTGTTGAATTTATAAAATGTAAACAGGATCCTGTATATTTTGCTATAAACTATTTAAAGATTGTTTCTTTGGATCATGGTTTAGTTCCTTTTAAACTATATCCATTTCAAGAAAAATTAATTAGAAATTTTCACGAAAAAAGATTTAATATCTGTAAGATGCCACGACAGACTGGTAAGTCTACAACGTGTGTGGCCTATCTATTACATTATGCTGTTTTTAATGATAATGTCAATATTGCGATTCTGGCAAACAAAGCATCCACGGCTAGAGATTTACTTGGCAGATTACAACTTGCATATGAAAATTTACCTAATTGGATGCAACAAGGTATAATATCATGGAACAAAGGATCATTGGAGTTGGAAAATGGGAGTAAAATATCGTCAAACTCTACTTCTTCATCTGCTGTCCGAGGTGGATCCTATAATGTCATCTTTCTTGACGAGTTCGCATTCATCCCGAATCACATTGCTGATGACTTCTTTGCCTCTGTTTATCCTACTATCTCGTCTGGACAAAGTACTAAAGTAATCATCGTAAGTACCCCTAGAGGGATGAATCATTTTTACCGAATGTGGCACGATAGCGAACGCGGCAAGAATGAGTATGTACCAACTGAGGTTCATTGGAGTGAAGTTCCTGGTAGGGATGAAGAATGGAAAGAGCAAACTATTGCTAACACATCAGAAGCACAATTTAAAGTTGAGTTTGAATGTGAATTTTTAGGTTCAGTTAATACTTTGATTTCTCCTACTAAGTTAAGAAATCTTGTATATGAAGAACCATTAAAAAGAAATGCTGGTCTTGATATTTATGAACATCCAAAAGAAGAGAGTAATTATTTAATTACAGTTGATGTTGCCAGAGGATTGGGTAATGATTATTCAGCATTTATTGTTTTTGATATTACTGAATTTCCATATAGGGTAGTTGCCAAATATAGGAATAATGAAATTAAACCAATGCTATTTCCTAATATTATTCATGATGTTGCTAAAGGGTATAATGAAGCATTTTTATTAATAGAGGTGAATGATATTGGAGATCAAGTAGCAAGTATTCTTCAGTATGATCTTGAATATGAAAATTTATTAATGGCTTCCATGAGAGGAAGAAATGGTCAAATTGTTGGTCAGGGATTTAGTGGTAAAAAATCCCAATTAGGTGTTAGAACAACTGCAGCAGTTAAGAAACTGGGATGTAGTAATTTAAAAACCTTAGTTGAAGATGATAAGATAACCACAGTGGATTATGATATTATTTCAGAATTAACAACTTTTTCACAAAAACACAATTCATTTGAGGCAGAGGAAGGATGTAATGATGATTTAGCAATGTGTTTAGTTATATTTGCATGGTTGTGTGCACAAGATTACTTTAAAGAAATGACAGATAATGATGTTCGTAAAAGAATATATGAGGAGCAAAGGAATCAAATAGAACAAGATATGGCACCATTTGGATTTGTTCAGACTGGATTAGAAGAGGAGAGTTTTGTTGATGGTGATGGTGATAGGTGGCATACTGATGAATATGGTGATAGATCTTATATGTGGGATTATATGTAATGGATCTAGATGATCAGGTTGAATTAGAACATTTATTATTTACTGAGAGAAAATGTAGAGTCTGCGGAAGTATAAAAAATTTAATAGAAGATTATTATCTAACACGTAAGGATAGAGGATCTATGCAATCTTCATATTCTTATGAATGTAAGGTTTGTACTATAAGAAGAATTGTTGATAATAGAAAAAAGAAATCTCCTTTTATGGATTGGGAATATCCTGATTGGTAATGTTCACGCACTATTTCCCCGTTGTAAATAAAGCTTTTAATAAATATTTGTAGAATAAATTTGGACTGCGAGGGGAATTAAAGATGCCATTAAATCTAGCATCTCCTGGAATTATTGTAAAAGAAATAGACCTGACCCAAGGGAGAGTTGATCCAACATCAGATAAGATTGGTGGAATTGTAGGACCGTTTGAAAAAGGTCCTGTAGAATTACCAACTGTTGTTGAAAATGAGAATGATTTAGTAAACAATTTTGGAGAACCACATAGTGCTGATAAGCAATATGAAGGTTGGATGGTTGCATCTTCTTTTCTTGCATATGGAGGTACATTAAGGGTTGTAAGATCAGATGATGATGATCTTAAAAATGCTGTTAATAATAGTGCCAGCTTAAAAATTAAAAGTACTCAAGATTATGAAGAACTTGGATATGATGAAAATATCATTCCTACTGCCGTTACTGTTGCTAAGAACCCTGGTTCTTGGGCAAATGGTATTAAGATAGGTATTATTGACGCAAAATGCGATCAAATACTAGAAGTTGCTGGTGCAGGTGCTACTGTTGGATACGGTATATCACAGGCAATTACTAAAGAACTTCCAGGTGTTGGGGCAGGAACAACCTTAGACGGAATTCTGAAAGGTATTATTACGCAGGTTACGGGAAATAAAGTTGGTGTAAAAATTGTTTCCCATGTATCAGCAGCTGGAACAGAAACTGCTGTTGATTATCAACCAGGTGGTGTTTATCAGTTTATTACTTCATCAGGTACTGGTAATCCTGCTTCTACGATTGGATTTAAAAACAGTAGTGGAACTGCTACAGGAATTTCTACATCAGTCAATGCAACATCTGACTGGTTCGATGCTCAAGATATTGCAGTTTCAACAAGTACAGTCGGTATAGGAACATCAACAAAGAATATTAAGTGGAATACACTTGTTGATAGACCAGGTACTTCAGACTTTGCTGCAGCAAGAGGAGCAAGATTTGATGAACTTCATGTTATTGTACTTGATGGTGAAGGAAAGATTACTGGAAATTCAGGAACAATTCTTGAGAAGCACATAAGTCTTTCGAAAGCAAAAGATGCTGAATTCTCTGCAGGTTCTCCTTCTTATTGGAGAAAATATCTAAAGTCTAATTCAGAATACATTTTTGGTGGAAGTGCTCCATCAGGACTTACAACTACTGGATTCAGTGCCAACTACGTTCCACAATCTGATTATGGTTGGGATCAAGATGCCAACGGTATTATCTTTGGTGGAACAGGAGTACAGAATCTAGTTCTACAAAATGGTAAGAATTATGATGGACAAACTGGTATTGGAACATCAGGTGCTCTAAAAGCAACTGTTTCTAAGTTATCGACTGGTTATCAACTCTTTGAAAATAATGATGCATATGCTGTAGATTTCTTATTGATGGGTTCTGGAAACTATTCACAGATAGCAACACAGAATCTTGCTCAACAAGTTATTGCAGTTGCTGATGCTAGAAAAGATGCAATTGCATTTATCTCTCCATATCGAGGAGCATTCTTAACAGATACTGCTACAGGAACTGTTACAATCAATAGTGATGAGGATATGACTACTAATGTGCTTAATTACTATGCCCCATTAACGTCTTCATCATACGCAGTATTCGATAGTGGATACAAATATACTTACGATAGATTTGCGGATACATTCCGTTATATCCCCCTTAACGGTGATATTGCTGGTTGTTGTGCTAGAACAGACATTAACAACTTCCCTTGGTTCTCTCCTGCTGGAACAGCAAGAGGTGCTATTCTAAATGCAGTTAAGTTGGCATATAATCCATCTAAGACTCAAAGAGACAGACTTTATTCAGCAAGAGTCAATCCAGTTATTTTCTCTGCTGGTTCTGGAATTATCCTTTTTGGAGATAAGACTGGACTTGCTAAGGCATCTGCCTTTGATAGAATTAACGTTCGTAGGTTGTTTATCTTCCTTGAGAACGCAATTGAAGCAGCTGCTAAAGATCAACTCTTTGAATTCAACGATGAAATTACAAGGACTAACTTTGTAAATATCGTTGAACCTTTCTTACGTGATGTTCAAGCAAAGAGAGGTATTCAGGATTATGTCGTTATTTGTGATGAAACAAATAACACTGCTGCTATTATAGATAACAATGAGTTTGTGGCTGACATCTACATCAAACCAGCAAGGTCGATTAACTTTATCGGTCTAACCTTCGTTGCCACCAGAACTGGTGTTTCATTCGAAGAAATAATCGGCAACGTTTAATTAAAGAGGTTTAAGCAACTATGGCTACACGTCAACAACAAAATACCACTCCCTTAAGAACAATTAGTGATTTTAAGAGTAGATTATCTGGTGGTGGTGCTAGACCCAATCTATTCGAAGTTGAATTAGCATTTCCTGATGCTGTTGCAATTGATAATGATATTTTACAGAAGGCAAGATTCCTTGTTAAGGCAGCTGCCCTTCCTGCATCAAATATCGCACCGATTGAAATACCATTCAGAGGTCGTATTTTAAAAATTGCTGGAGATAGAACATTTGAAACATGGACTATTACAGTTATTAATGATACGGATTTCTCTATTAGGTCATCTTTTGAAAAATGGATGAATGTCATCAACAAAATGTCTGATGCAACAGGTATAGTAGATCCAGAACAGTACCAAAAAGATGCTGTTGTTAAACAATTAGATCGTGATGGATCTGTACTCAGATCTTATAAGTTCTGGGATATTTTCCCAACTAATGTTTCAACTATTGATTTAAGCTACGAAACAACAGACACTATTCAAGAATTTACTGTAGAATTACAGGTTCAGTGGTGGGAAGCTTATAAGGGCAATTCTCCACAATCTGGTGGTGAGGATATCGTCTAAATAGTACAATAGTAGACTAATTCAAACTTTATAATATGGCAAGACTTTTTGGATTCTCGATTGAAGATAAGGGAAAAAAATCTCCTTCTATAATTTCCCCCGTTCCTCAGAATAATGAGGACGGGGTTGATAATTATATTAGTAGTGGATTTTATGGTTCTTATGTGGATATTGAAGGTGTCTATCGAACTGAATTTGATTTAATTAGAAGATATAGAGAAATGGCACTTCATCCAGAAGCGGATGGTGCTATTGAAGATGTTATAAATGAGGCAATTGTAAGTGATCTCTATGATTCTCCTATTGAGATTGAACTTTCAAATTTAAATGCTAGTGATAAATTAAAAAAATTAATTAGAGAAGAATTTAAAAATATTAAAGAAATATTAGATTTTGATTCCAAGTCTCATGAAA